TATGTTTGTCACAACAGTTTACACTGCGCTGCTGCATTATATGCTCCACACCGCAGTGCGCCGTATCTTTCCGATCGGCGGCTGGTCCGTGAGGCGTGTTGACCGTGTGTCACTACCTTCCGACGTGCATGAGCTCATCATGCTTTCGCCCCTCGTGTGTTGGGAATCAACGATCCTTTGCTACGTAGCTTACATAATAGGCTTTGAATACTTCATGCCTTTAAAACACTACGCCGTAGCGCAAGGAAACTATGTTGTTCTCCGCACCGGTGGACCTAAGCCAATGGTCTCCATTGCACTTGCCGGGGGTTTTGCTCACTCAGAAGTCACCGCTTCTCGTTTCGATGCTTTACTGTTGACAGCCAAGAATGGTGCAACCACCGTATCGCCTGGAGCCGTTGCGGCCCACCTCGATGTGTCCGACAAATACGTGGAACGCGAACAAACTAATGTTCTCCGCGGCTATCTCCTTGAGAAGGTTGCCCGTCCTCCGGACGTAGTCTACCCCGTTTCGCTGGCCGTTCGGCGTATCAACTATGAAGTTGAAATGCAAGACGACAGTGTGAAGACGGCGTTGATGGCCTACTCCACTCCCTTGATCCATGAGGCATACTCTCATGATGTCAATTACGCCCGTGATAAGCGCGCAGTCAATGCACGTGTCATGATGTACAGATTTACAGAGAAACCAAACCCGAAGTTGTTTATGTATCGCTTTTCTAACGACTTTGTGAAGTACATCGTGCCCGACATACTGCGCCATACCGGCGTGCCTGACACCATTGAAGAGGTGTATGAAAAGCAACCTCGCCCTGATCAGCGTCGCAAATTAGACGCCGCTCAAGTCGAAGATGCTTACATGATGAACAAGGCCGCAGTGAAGAGAGAAGCGCATGGCAAGGCAAGCGCCGCCCCCAGAATCGTCGTTGAACCGATGGACAACGCACGTCTCCAAGCGTCACGCTTTTATTATGCACTTGTAGTGTTGTTTAAGGACAAACCCTGGTGCATGATAGGCAAGACGCCTGCCGAGATAGCGCGTCGTGTCGCAGACATCGCGACGTTCGTGCCTGACCCAGACAGCCCTTTGTCGTCACTGGACTGGTCTAAGGTTGCAGGCACGGACATCGAGAAGATGGATGCCAACACACGGGACATCTTTCACCATATCGCAGCGTCAATATTCACTGAGTATTACGGTCCTGAGTACCACGAGGAGCTTCTCGAGGCGCTCGCCGGAGGCATGTATGTGCCTGTCGCGACGAAGGAAGGTGTCAAATACGACGACTGGTCCAACCTTATCTCTGGCTGCATCATCACCTCAATGCTTGGCCTCCTCATCAATGTCTTACTTGTGTACACCGCATTGCGCATGACGAAAGTGCGTGGTGCGTTCATTACACATGATCAAGCCATATATTTGATTGAGAAGGCCTTTTCGGCAATGGGCGATGATGGGCTGAGTAAGGGCATACCTTGGGAGACTTATCGCAAGTCTGCCGAGTTATGGGGCATGACCGTGAAGCGTGAGGAGTTCGCCTACGGCGAGCCCATTTTGTTTTTGAGCCGCTACTTTGTGCCAGCTTGGAACGGTGACCCCGATTCTTGCGCACAACCTGAGCGACACTTAAAGAAGTGGCACACCACCGTGTCCCTCCCTCCCGGCATTACGCCATTGCACAAGCTGCAGCAAAAGTTGTTGAGCTATTCACAAACCGAT